CAGTCTGGCCGCCCTCTTCGAAGAGGTCAACTTCCTTCGTTACGCCACGTCCCCAATGCTTCAAGCAGATCACGTCGATTCGCTGAATCGTCGCGTGAATCGACGCTTTGATGGGGATGCCGCCGAAAGTTTTCGGCGGACGGCGCTTCAGCATGTCTTGAGAATGATCGCCTTCGATTTGCGCTTGAATGTTCGTCGTTACAGTGATGCCGACGTTCTCCCATGCGGCTTCCTGATCAACGTTCATAAACGCGACCATCGGCTCGTCGAAATCGATTCCCAGGACACGGCGAAGCTTGTTCTCGCCAAGCCTGCGAAGCGCGGGAGTGATCGTTGCGCCGCCTGCGGCGACGTGTGGAGTCTTCAGGACTTCAGGATACGTCGAACGCGCGAGATTGTTCCAGCTTCCGCTTGCGGAATCAACGTGGTTGTAGAGCAACCCTTCGATAGAAACGGGATTCGCTCCGCCCGCGCCCTGGCTGATGTTAATCACGATTGCGTCTCCGACGATAGTGCCTGCCGGTAACGCGTTGAGCGTGATTGTCTTCAGGAGTGGATCGACTTGCGTTACAGTCGCCATACCGCGCGAGGCGGAAGCAAGCCCAGTCGGGTAAATCTGTACGTCTTGGTTGAAATAAAAGATGTTCGGATTCGCTACTGTCAGAGTCGTACCGCTAATCGCGCTGATCGTATCGAGCTGCCCCGTACCGTTCTGCTGATAGAGGCAGTCCAAGTAGCGCTTGAACATCTTCATCGCTTCCGCGACTTCACGGACAGCGACATCTTCAACGGCTTTGTCGTTGCCCTTCGTCGCATACTCCGCGAGCTTCGAGACTTCGAACGCCCAGCGCTGTTGAAGCGTCGAGAGCGTCCCAACGTCCCACGTAGAACCACTGCCACGACCCATATCGTCGAAGTCAGCAGTGCCCTGAGAGCCCTTGCCGCCAGGGCGAACGAGAATCGGGAGGCGGATATTGCGCGTCGATGCATCGATTACGTCGCCGCGCTTGTCGATGAGATCAAGCAAGATGTGTTCCTGCTCATATGCAGTCGGAACGTGCTTACGCACTTTTTCCAACTGTAATGCTACTGATTGGATGTTACTCGGAGGCGCCATTCAGAAATCCTTTCTAAAATTTTTTAGGTTGCGAGATGTTTCCCCGCCAATACTTCCGATGTAGAGAACGGCTGGCCGTTCTCTCTGTACCATCTCCCGTTTATTTTTTGAGGGCCTTTGGGAGTCGCCCTCGCTCTATCGCCGGTTTTCCCAGGAACTACTCGCGGCTGCTGCGTACCAGTGCGACGCGCTGCTGCGTCCCGATTCTGCGAAACCATTTGAGGAACCTCTTTCGTTAATACGCTGCGAATCATGCGGTTCAAAAGCCAAGGCTGCGCCCACGCCGCTTTCTGAAGCGTTACTGTTTCATTCAAATCGCGCTTCTCATAAGCAGGCCGAAGCTTCCGCATAAATGATGGTGAGCGTCCCAAGAACTTTTCGATGCTCGAACGGACTTGCTCGACGATGGCGTCTTTCTTCTCTTTCGTAATCGCAGTATTCGCAAGTACGCGCTTGATCGCGGGATGTTCGTTGATAATTCCAAGTTGCGTCTTTCGCGCTTCCGCTACGAATGAGGAATGAAAGCGCTTCTGCTCGACTTGATTCGATTCGCTCTTCGTGCGCTCGAAACTCTTGCGTTCGTTTGCGAGACGCTCCTCTTCCTGCGTCGGACGCGGCTTCTCGGCGAGATAGCCGTTGACCCAGTTAAGCAGCTTCGAGATTCCTTTCTCCAAGTCCGGCTGCTCGGCTTCTTTCGCCATCGCTTGAAGATCGGTTAAAAACTCCGGTATCTGGCGCGCAGCAAACGTCGCGCCAACGACTTTCCCCATAACTTCGTTGTAGCTTTCGGGGTGAAGGCGATGCCATTCTTTCGGCATCTGCTTGAACATCGACACGGCGGCTTCGCGGTTGCGTTCGAAAAACGAATTGATAACAGCCGCATGGCCAGGGTAGTTCCCTTCCGTGTCGCGCTTATCGAAGTTGTTGTCGAGTTCTTCGATTTCCTTAACATCGTTCAATAATTCCTGTACGTCGGCTTGCCCGTTCGGGAAATGCTCGCGCATCGTACGTGCTTCCGCTACGGTCGGGAACACGTCGCTATAAGCAACAGCTTTGCGGAAAGCTGCTTCGACTCTATTCTGAAGCTCAGGGTACTTCTTAAAGACTTGCGCCAGTTCAGGCGCTTGCTTAATGATCGAACGCATCCGCGCAGAGACAAGACCCTTGAACTCTTCGATCTCCGGCTCTTCTTTCGTTTGCTGCTGGCGCTGGTCCTTCGCATCATCCGCGCCTTGATCACCTTTATCCCCGGTATCAACTTGGTCGCTTTTGTCCGCGCTTTGATCTCCGGTATCCGCGCCCTGGTCGCCAACTTCAAGATTAACGTCTACGTCTCCGGCATCTCCGCCGGTATCCGCGCCCTGATCAAGTATGAGTGTATCTTCGCCTTCCATCGTATCCTCGCTAACCCGCTATACTGCCGCGTTCTGCGCCCTCTCCCGTAGGAGGAGCGCCCTGGTGCGGCCCGCCAGGTGCGGGTTTTGCTTCCCCAGTGCCCTTCTTCGCGCGTTCGAATGCTATCTGCTGAACGAACGCGCTCGGATCGAGCTTGATGCCATACTCTTTTTCAAGCCACTGCGCTTGCGCTTCCGGTGGCATATCTTTTAGCGCGGAAGTAATCGAAATCGAACCGGGCTTCTGCTGCGGCTCAGGCTTAGGTATCGCTGCGTCATGCTGCGCCTTGTGCTCCTTAACCGCTTGCCAACCCATCGGGTTAACTTGCTTCATCTTCTGACCTTTTTCGCCGTTCATCCAGCTTTTACACGTCGCGCTTTCAACAGCGTGATCGTCATCGCTATCGACTTCGACCATCGGAGCGATACCAGCGAGCAACTCATCTTCCTGTTTCGGAATCTTCGTTAGCTGCGCGATTTCCTTTAGCTGTTTGCGGCGCGCGTCAATTCCCGGTATCTTCAAATCCGGTATACCTGTCAAACGCGCGAATAGTTCCGCGTTCTCCGGCTCTTTGACCAACTCCGCGCCGTACGGCGAATCCATAATCTGTTGCATCGTTGCGCGCTGCTGATTCCAAAGCTCGGGGAAATTCTCGTCTCCTTCAGGATACGCTTCCGCTTCGCCTTCGAGCGCTGTAACGTCAACGCTTTCGCTTTCGAACTCTCCGCTCGCCGCCAAGATAGGGACTTTTAGCGTCCCGTTAGCGTTCTCTTCGAGCGCACGGCAAGCGAGCGTCATTACGTCGGCATGCGCTTGCTTCAAATTAACATAGAAAATGCCCATGCGCCCCATCGCTTGATCGCGCTGCATCCCTTGTTGCATTGCCGTATCAGGAGCGCCTTGATCCGCCCCCGCGCCGCTAAGGGCTGGGTACGTGCCAGTCAACTGGTCAGCTATCGGCCCAATAAGCTCGTTCGTATGCTGATACATATCAGGCGATACGGAGTCGGCGCGCAACTGCATGATTCGCTGTTTAATATTCTCTCCCGGCTTAAGCGCGACTTCTACTTCCAGTCCCGGAGCGGCGCGCTGATCTTCATCCGCTTCGCTTGCGAACGTATCACTGGCGCGGTAAGTAATCGGAATCCCGTACTCGTATGTTTCCGCTTCGATATTCGAGAACGTATTCACGCGGTCTTGAACGCTCAGCATCGATTGCCCTACGGCTGGCCGATGCTGGCCGCGTCCGGGCATTGCGTGCGTCGAAACGATTTCATCGTCCATCGACTTTGCGGCGCTCTTGCAATAAACATTGCCCGTAAACTCGACGCGGCAGCCGCGCGGAAAGATTTCAAGCAACTCCTCCCGGATACCTTCGTCGTCGATCATCCAAAAAGCGCTCTTACGGAACCATGCGCGGACGAACGTGCACAGACTCGCTTGATTCGCTCCCGTCTGCGTTAATAGCTTCGTATTCTCCGCGACGGACAAGCGTGCGTTGCGCTCGAATACATCGTCAGCGCCTTGATTCAATCCGGGCTTGATCTTCTCCGCTTTATCCTCGAATGCAGCGCGAAGCGTCGAATAGTGGACTTCTTCCTCTAGGCCGCAATAGTGCCACTGGCTTTGCGAGTTCGTGTGTTGCGGGCGCGAGAAATTCAGCGCGCCGAATGGCGTAACGATAATCCGTCCTTTCGGCGTTGTGGTTTCTTCACCTTCTTCTGGGACGGGCATCGGCTCTTCTTCGCTGACGTTACTTTCATCAAGCGGCTCGCCGCAACCGGGACACGGCACGGGAGGCTCGGCCATTTCCGCTGGAGCGCTCCAGCCGCAATTTGGACAACTAATCGTCGAACCGATTTCTTGCTCGCCTTGCTTCAAGAGTTGTACACTGTCGAGTCCGTACTTCTCGTCATCGGAAACGTAGCGCACCCACCACGCAATGAACCCTCCGGTCCATGCGTGATACGTTTCTTCCTGGAGAAGTTTCTGCGTCGGATTCCAACGCTGTATGAGCTTCGCTGCTTTTGTTCGCCCTTCGGCGGTTTCGAGATCGTCTTCATCGTCGGCGTCTTCGGGGAAGAACCTAACCCTAGGCGGCGCTCCAGCTACAGCCCCAATCATCATCAATCCACGCGCTTGATAGATATTCGTTACGAACTCGAAGCGCGGCATATCGTCGATATTTAAATCACCGTAGTTCGCCGCCTGCTGAGTCGGCAGATTCCAGCGCTGATCTTGCGACGACCACCAAATGTATTGGCGACCACCCCAATAAAACTCCGCTTGTTTTATATCCTTGACTTCGACAAGGCGCGGATAGCGGTCTTCGCCCTTGCACTTCTCGTAGAGCGAGAGCAGCGCTTTTTGAAGATCTTCCTTGCCTTCGAGCGGATCGTCAGAGCCGGGAGCTGAAGCGTCCTCTTCGGACTGGTCTTCGCTCTCGCTTGGCGATTGTTCTAGTTCGTCGAGTTGTTCGTCGTCGGGCATCTACTTCTTCCGTTTCCTCACTCCAACATGCTTCTTTTTCAAACTCCCTTTAGGAGTAGCAGCGTCCCACTCTTTGACCTTGCTACTCCCTCCGAGAGCTTCCTTCCCTACTGCGCTATGGCCCCAACGGGCCTGCGCGATAGACTTCCAGGGCATCGCAGCTAGTTCAATACTTCAGCTGTCAATGATGCAAGCTGTGGCGATACGTCAGTGCCTGTCGTATGAAGTTGAACAACATGGATACGTGAAGTAAAACCAGCACCGCCCGCCAAATTAAGCGACGCGGTTGTCGCAGTAAATGTATCCTGTCCCGGCGAGAACGAAGTCGTTGGAGCGGAAGCGATCGATAGAGTAAAGAAATTCTCGCCGCCTCGAATCGAACCCGCCGTTACGCCAGCGCCGGAAACCGTAGTTTGAAGCGTCGCACAGAACGAACCGTTATACGCGACCGCCGTTCCCGTTCCGCTTAACTGAAGGTTAGCGACGTTAACGGGAACTCCAGCGGCGTTCGAACCGGCGCCATCCCACCAGAGCTGAATCTGTTCGATAGTCGCGGAAGCGTTCGTCATCTGCTCTTTCCCGCAGATACGAATCTTCTTGCCTATTTGATTCATAAAACCAGCAGGCACGCCAACTGTTCCAATTACTTGAGGAACAGTAGTCGCGACCGTCGCGGGGCCAGCTGTAAAAGCAAGAAAAGATTGCTGAAGGCCGGAAGGGCCGGAACTACCCGGCACGTAAGAATAGACCGTACGCGCGGCGCTGTTGCCGACATAATCGGTCGTTGTAGAAGCACTACCAAGCTGCAAGGCAAGCGGTGAAGTATTCACCGTCACGGCTGCGATTACAGCGCTAGAGCTAGTTTGTCCGTACGTTGTATTCGAGAGCGCGCAAGCTGGCGTCAGTGTTTCAAGTTTCGTCGGCGTACAAACTGCTGCCGTTATCGGAACTTGATAAGCGAAAGCATACGAACCGCCGATAAGCGAAAGGTAAATCGTATACCCCACCGCGCCGGTAGAAGCAGCGGGAGCGCCAACGTCTATTGCTTTCGACACTACTGTCGTGAACGATGCCGTCGTAGAGCAAGCGCCTTCATTCCCGGCAATGTCAACGTAAGCGACGCAGCCGAAAAGCGTGCCGGAAGTCCACGTACCGGCAACGCTCGCATCCGAACAGAACGTATGCGTAGCGTCACAAGCGGCTTGAGCTGTAAGCGCCGTAGGCGTTGCGATGAAGGCGTTTGACGCCGATGTTGGCGTTACGTCCCAATACTGCGGGATCGAGTTCCGCATATCCTGAATCGAAACGTTCGAGAACGGAACGAGCGCCGTCAATAACGCAGTAGTTCCGCCCATCTGCGACCAGGCGGGATCAACCATTACGACTCCGCCGCCCAAGCTATTAGCATAATTCGCGGCAGTTTGAGCGCCAAACGTGCCATCAACAACGACAGCTGATTGGCCGTGGGAGTTGACGAACGAGCCGGTAAAGTTCGCGCACTGCATCGAACCGCCAACACCAAGATTGCCAGCGGGACAAGTTGATACTGAAACGGAAGTAGGCGTAACGGTTTCTTGCGCGCCCTGCCCGAAGTCAACGACGATTGGCGTCAATGTCGAAAACACGGTCTGGAACGGAATAAGAGAACCATCGGGAAGCGTCAAGCCGCCTGCGCCACCGGAAGCGTTACCCGCGATGATAATCGTGCCGGAAGTAGCGCCGCCAGTGCATGTATTCGTTCCAGTGTTCGTCGCGCAACCATTACCGCTGATGACGCGAGCGTTCCAGAAAAAGCCAGGAGCATAGAACGATCCTCCTGGCCGCGACAGTACGGAAGGATTGCCGGACGCCCCCGGAAAGGTCTGCGCGAACGTACCTGCTGCGGACAGCAGCAAGCAACTCACTGCTAGAAACAATTTCTTGAACATAATAGCTTCTTCTCCTTTACTTGCTCTTTGCCCGCAGCCTTGGCTGCGTCAAAATCTTGGGGCCACGTTGACGGTCGTCGTTTCCGAAGTTGCCGCTTAACGAGATGCGTGACCACTACCCCCGTTCGACTGGCTGCGTCAAACTCTAAACTCCTGGCCCTGCTCCGAACTCGTCTTCTTCCGCTTCGCCGCTCGAATAGCCGTGATCCTGGCCTTGCTTGCCGCCGATGTGCTTGTGAATATGAGCGGCGATACCGTCAGCGTCACCATGCTCATGATGATGATGTTCGTGCTGACCGTCGTGATGAGTAATATGAACTTCGTGGCCAGAGGAATGCGAGTGAATTGCGATGTGCGGAGCATGATGCTGGCCGGTCTCTTGCTTGACATCGCCAGATGGCTTGTGATCGCCGTGCTCGCCTTCAGACATATGACGACCGTGAGATGGGTTCATGTAATGCTTATCCGCCATGTTCTTCTCCTTCGCTTACGCCGCTGTCGCTATGCTCTTCCGCTTGAGATTCCTGTCCCGCTGACTTAAAGAAATTGCAACACCCTTCGGCTTCAACGTTACCGTTTACTTCTGGATCGGCCACGACTTCCGGGTGATTGCATCTATTCGGCGCTTCGAAGTGCGTACAGTTCTCGCATTCGAAAGGCCCGAGATCTGGCATTACATAGCCACTCTGCTGCGTGCCGTCTCCTGGCTCGCTCTGCTGCGGCTGTTGCTCCATCGCTTCCGGCGGCGCAGTCGGTCCGCGAAGCGCTGCTTCAATTCCTCCACCGCCGCGAGTCATTCCCATCTAGTGCCGCCTCCCGCCATCTGTCTCTTCAAGCAATCGTCTGCGCTGCGGCCAGCTCATCCCGGCAGTCGATACGCGCTTCATCTCTTTGCGCTTCTCGATAGGAACGTCCGCAAGCGTCTCCGTCACTGCTCCCGTCGCAGGATCGCGCTTCGTAACGAAATGCGTTTCGAGATCGAGGACGCGCTTCCCCAGCTCTTTGCACGAGGGACCAAAGATACGCCGCCAAAACGTCATGCTAACCTCGTCATGCTAACCTCGTCACGCGAACGATAATCCCCGCGTTATTCGCGCCCTTCGTACGAACTACGCGAAGAAACTTTCCACCAGTGGGAATCAAATCGCTGCGCGCATTGTTATTCGCATTGAACGTCGAAATCGTATACGCCGTAGTAGTAGGAGTGATGTAGAAATCATCAGCGTCCGTATCCGCTTCCTGAATCGCGATTGACTCGCCAGCACCAGGCACGCCGTCAAAATCCAATTCTATCGCTACACCAGCAGCAGGCCCTTCCTGCTGGCTTTGAATATTTACGGAGATAGACGCTTGAACCGCCGCCATCCCTGCGGCAGGCTCGACAGCGACATTTCCATCGTTGATCGGAAGTTGCGTCGCTCCAGCCTTGAGAATGCCAAAGAGATAATGCGATTCACCGCGCTGAAGCGCGATACCGGAAATATTCGACGTTACGTTTACAGCGGCGCCTGCTGCGCCTGGATAGTTAGGAATAATGCCTCCCCGCTTTATCTCTTGGCGAAGATTGCCCGGCTCTCATAGCGAGAATAGAATTCTCGCGCCATAGAGGACTTCTTTCCAGGTTTTCCTTACGAGATACAAGCTGTAAATGAAGTGGATTGACGCAAGACCTATTACGACACAAATGGTCCAACTCTAAATCGCCGTTCTTTTCCCATCGAGGCAGCTCACCGTAATACGCTTCAAATGCATAACGATGAACTAAAAATTTTTTAGGCGCTCCACTAACAATCGTATTAAACTGAGCGTATCCATTATCCAGCAATTTTCCACGCCAAATCCAACAACCGCTCGCGATCTCAATAATTTTATTCCAGAAGCCGTGCTTAGGCATGCTGTGGCCTCCAAATACGTCCCAACCCGCCTCTTCGCGAACGCCTTCTCTTCTGCTCAATTGCAAGCGCTCTGCGCGATAGTTGCGCGACTGTGTTTATGTCCAACTCTTCAACTTCCTTATCGCGACTCTTTGCGAACGCTACGACACGCTCTTGCGCTGCTTCCGTAGTAGGCATTACTCCCGCCCGCTGGCGGCTCTTTAGCCCATAGCGCGCGGAATCGAAAGCGTCATCGCCTTCGAACTTCTCTATCTCTTCCGGGTCGTCTTCCTCCGTGCAAACCATCGGGATAACTTCGCGCAACTTCCTGCACGATGGGTCAATCTCAAGCTCTCCGTCTTTCATTAAGTCGTACATGCATTGCGCTCCGTGCTTGCGGTCGTCGTCCGCAGGCGTCGGGTACGGCATGTTATAGCGTGTAAAGATTTCGCCCATCAGCGCTGCGAAAGAGTCTTGCTCGCTACGGCTCTGAAATGCATCAGGAGATAGATAGATCGCGTCGATAAGTTTTCGCTCTTCTTGTGGCGTTCTGTCAACTATCTCCTGAGCTTGACTTCGCGCGCTCCTGTGATTCGCTACCAGCTCGCGATAAATTTTCGTCTTCTTACCGACACGCGCATTCCAATGGCACGCCATATCGTGCTGGAAGCCCCAGTCGATGCCAAGCCACCGCGGATGCCATTGACGGTCCGGCGTGCAGCGCTTGACGATTGGCCCGCCTTCCGTATCGTCGTAGATGTCGAAGAACTGCCCAGCGAACTCATCCCACTTTCCAAGCAGCCAGCCGGAGCGCAGTCGCGCGGGGAGCGCGTTTAATTCTTTGCCGCGCTTCGTATGAGAGACGAAAAACTCGAAGCGCTTCTCACTTGACCAGCTATAAAAGATACAAGCAGCGCAAGTCTTGCAGCCTTTACCGTCAGGCCCACCTTGGCAATCGCCGACTAATCCCGCGACTCGTTCAAGCGCATCCCAACACCATTCGATATTGTCCCAAGCGAATGCTTGAAGAAACGCATAGTTTGTCGCTTCTTCGAGCGCTCTGAATTCCCGCTTATACATCAAACGGCGAATGTAGCTATGCCCGATGCCTCCTGGATTCATCGGCCATACAGTCTTGCAAAGCGAGTCTGGTATCGGCTTCCCGCCCAGCTTGCCAGTCCAGCGGCGCGTTTCGTTCAACTTGACGAGCATCATCTCGGAACAGCGCGTCGCTTCGTCCGGCATTACGTCCATATACTCATGACCCTGAAAGTCGTTGATGTCGTCTTCGTGCTCTGCGTAGCCGAATACGATCCGCGAACCGTTCGGGAATTGAATCTGCCGCTTCGTCTCTTGCCACCAGTCGCGCATAAACGGGTATTGTTTGAAGTATCCATTCTCAAGATGCGTCTCGCGAAGCTGCTTCCACTTGCGGCGAAAGAGCAGTCCCGCTGTCTGCGGATACTTCAAGCGGCGCACGAGCATCGCAGCGCGAATGCCATGAGACTTGCTGGAACCTTTCGAGCCACCAATACCGATAATCGTCGCGATATCGGGGCCTTGCTTCTCCATAAGCTGGAGAAGTTTACGTTGCAGCGGCTGGAGTGGAACGTCGATGTTCACGCCGCACTCCGTAACACAATAACATTCAGATTATCGAATGGAGGGCTAGGCTTTGTTATGACATATCTGGATTTACCAATAGGACGAAAACCTCGCTGAAGCAATCTCGCGACATCATCGAATTGCGTCACTCGCATATAGGTCGTGCCGCTGCCACGCCCTAAATCGCTGCCGTCGTGAAATTGATGCATAGTGCCACCAAAGCGCGCCCATACTTCATCGGCTATCGGCTCAACTTTCGATGCGAACGAATACACTCGAAATGGAAAAGTTCTTACCGTAGCCGCCGTAGCGACTCCACCAACCATTAAGCCGAAGAATGAGCGGCGATTCATGGATGTAGAAACCTCTTCACCGCTTCCTTATCTCGCTCTCGCCAAGCTTCATGCTGAAGCTCGAATGCAAGCTGTCTGATCTGTTTGCGGGAATATAGTGGAAACATCTCACGAAGCCGGTCGCGAATCTCCATCAGTCCTAAAGCTCGAAGCGATTGGCGCGCGAACTCAAGAGTGTGAAGCGTAGGACGATTGCCGGGGAGGACTACTTTCTGGCCATCGCGCTGCGTAACGCTTAGATCGCGGCTTGGCTTACGCTTTGTTGCGAATGGGAGCTGTGCGCCGCGACAAGTCACGCTGCGCTCCGTATCGGCCACGCACAAACAAAGACGCAGCGATTCTCGTTCACTGTTGAATACTTCACGACGCCGGACTTAATCGCGCGCATCGCAGCAGCGAATTCATTACGCTCCCTGCTTGACGTAAACGTCCGCTCTTCATAGTTGTGAGCTCGCGGCGCGCGTAACTTAATACGCTGCTTGCGGCGAACCATGTGAAGTTGAGCGAGAGGATCAGCGCCGCGCATTAGTCGTTACCGCCGACTTGGAGAATATGCACGTTGATTTCCCGCGCGTCAGCGTTAATCTCAATAGCAGAACCAGCGGGCTTACCTTCAATACGATCCGTCATCTCGGATAACATCGCGACCGTATTCCGACCACGCGCATTGATAATCGCAATCGCAGCTTGCTTGACTTGCTCACGATGCTCCGGGGTTTCGATAATCTCTTCCCAGATTTCAGTAATCGGCTTTTTCTTTCTGCCGCCTGGATTACCAGATACTCCAGGCATGAATCCTTTGCCAGTAATACCGCCAAGCATCTTGCCGTTGCTGACAGCGTTGAGTTGAACGACTTGTGGGGCGGGTGACGAGTCTCTCTTCTCGCCACCCGCTGAGGTGGAGGCTACTGCTTCGCGTTGGAGGCGAAGAGTCACGTTATAGCGAGAAGAGTACGCGAAGACTTTCGCGTGTCTAGCGAATTCTTTAACCAACACTCAGGGGCAAGTGCTCACAAGAAGTGCTCACGAGGGGTAGAGTACCCCCTCGCGTAACGCGAGGACTCTTCTGTGAGCACTTGAGAGCACTCGCGTTTTAAGTCCTTTATATACGTTAATATCCCCCCCCCCACTCAACCCCGCGTGAGCACTCGTTTGTGAGCACTCGAAAGCTTTAACTGCTCACGAGTGCTCTCATAGTAACGAGCGCTCTAAAATTCTTCTTTACTCTATAGAATTTTAGTATATAGTAGCGACGTTTTATTTTACGCGAGCTACTCTTCGAAGCGATAGCGCTCGTTCTTTCGTGTCGAGAGAACCTCTCTTGGCTCGGCGTAAAAAATCTCGACACGAAGGCGGAACGCGCGTGCTCCCTAGTGAACTTACTGTAACTGAAGCGATGCGCTTCAGTGGCTATATGCGGTGCCATATCTACAATTTAATTCATCAAGATAAAGTTCAATCGCGGCGCGCGAAGATGCGCGCCGGTCTAATCGTCTTGCTTGTCAATCGAGCGTCTCTAGAAGAATACATGAAGAAGCAAGGACGCGCGGCGAATGGCGGACAAGACGATGCTACTAGAGAAGCATAAGCAGCATCTTACGCGCTTCCGCATCCCTCTGGAGATGCTAAGGGCGGCACACGTCGAGTCGGTAAATGATTCGAAGGCGCGCGAACTCATGGGTGTGCATGGTAGGCCGAACGACGATTTTGGCGGGATTCTTTTCCCGTACCTTTCCCCGTTAAGCGGAGAGCGCAAAGGCGCGCGTGTTCGCCTCGATAAGAAGACCGAAGACGATGCGAAATATTATTCAGAGCAAGGTTGCCGCCATTTATTCTTCGCCCCGGATTCAACGAAAGAAACATTGGAAGACAAAAGTATCCCTGTTGTAATCGTCGAAGCGGAGAAGTCCGCACTGGCGCTCGCAGCATACGCGCAGCGCGCTCAAAAGAAATTATTGCTCGTTGCTATTGGTGGCTGCTGGGGTTGGAAGCGTAATGACGGCAAAGTCGAAACACCGTCCGGTGGAATGAAGTCAACGAGCGGACCGTCGCCAGACTTCGATTTGATCAAGCTGGAGAATCGCGTCGTAGCGATAGCGTTTGACTCCAACGTAACGACGAACAAGAAAGTACAAGCGGCGCGCGATGCGCTTGCGCGTGAAATGATTAAGCGCGGCGCGAATGTTCTTATTGTGGACGTTTCGGATAAAAATAATGTTAATGGGCCAGATGATTTAATTGCGGAGTTTGGCGATGAAGCCGCAATGAAGATGTTCGTCGAGGCGAAACAATATAAGGCAACGATTGCGCTACTTGCCGATATGCCAGAAACCGTACTCGATGGCAGGCTAGGTGAGCTTTGCATGAAATTTATGGGGCGTTTTCCGATAGCGTATTCATGGCCCGCACTCGTCACAGTAGCTTCATCGCTCGTTCCCCGCCGTGGCGATAAACAACGATTGAATCTCTACACTGCGCTCGTCGGAGCTATTCATAGTGGAAAGACTCAGGCGATAAAAGCCGCTATACAGCTACTCGGCATTGAATCGCCTATCCTGATGGAGGTTATGGCTGGTAGCGCAGAGGGATTGATGCGCCACATGAGTGACGCGAATGGTAATGCGCGGCTATTTTCCCCAGACGAACTCGCCCATACGCTTGAGAAGGCTTCGATACAAAACGCTTCATTTACAAGCGTATTGAACAGTGCGTTTTATTCGGCGAAATTCATGCTCTTAATGCAAGGAAAGGCGAAAGCTGAATTTAACGCCTCCTTATCAATCCTTGGCGGTCTAGTAGATGATCGCTTCGAGGATTTGTTCTCGCGTTCAACGACAAGCGGGCTATATGACCGCTTTCTTTTTGGCGCATGTCCTGGAGGTTTCGAGTTCAATTACCGCCCGTTCGAGGCCGAGCGGCAAGGATTTGAGCCAGCGAGTGTTGGTGTATCACCTGATGTGTGGGCCGAGAAAGACACATGGAAGTTACAGCCGCGCATCGTCGAGATTGCGCTTCGCGTTGCGATGGTCTGCGCTGCATTTGACGGCCGCACGCTTTTAAGAGCTATCGACTTAGCGCCTACTCTAGCGCTCGCTGAGTATTCGCAGCGTGTACGTAAAGTATTGAAGCCCAATGAGGGAGAAAACCTAGAAGCGAAGATCGCACTAAAGATTCTTGCTCACCTTGACAGGTTCGAAGGCGATTTCATCTCAAAGCGTAAGCTGCTCCACGATACGGGCGCATATCGTTACGGGCCAAGTACGGCGAAGCGCGCACTCGAAGTCATGGCGGCAAACGGTGATATAGAAATGACGACAAATCGGCCATTTATGGTACGAAAACTCAATATGAATGGAGATGGAGAATGAAAGGTAAATTCGAAAAGATAGTCAGTGAAACACCCGAAGGTTATTTCGAGATCGTTTCCATTAAAAGCGACGGACAAAATTACTCAATAGATTTCCCGAAGTATATCATTGATGTATTGAATGAAGAATGTATCGAGCGCGCGATTGAATGCTTGCGCGACGCGCTTTACCGTATCCGTCCAGACTTGAGGAAGATGTAAATGCCCCGCCCCCTGCGCCCCGTCCCTATCGACCGTTACGTCGCGAAGTCTCTAGCCGAGATAGCGCGAGAATTAAACCTGACGCCAATGGGTGTGTACTACATCGAGCAGAAAGCGTTACGCAAGCTCAAGCAAGAGTTCATCGAGCGGGGAGTGGTGACTCCTACGGGGCGCTATGATAGTTGAACCAATTATCGAAGAGCTTGAAGCGCTCGAAGTATCTCCTAACGCTTCTCTCCTCGCGTGCCTGACGGCGCA